CCACGTCATATTGGGCACGCGGATCAATGCCAGGCGGCATGACTGGGCGAATGTCGCCAGATGGTTGCTGCGGCATTCCGGAAGGCGGCATCTGGATACCGGCTGGAGGCGGCATCTGGAAGCCAGAGGCTTGGGGCGCGGTGCCAGGCTGCATTGCACCATGCATCATCTGCGGCCCACCTGATGGAACGGGAAACGGTGACGGCTGTCCAGTTCCTGGATTGAATGCGGGCTGGAACGTAGACCCGATCTGGACCGGGTTTCCGTTGCTGTCCATCCCCATGCGAACAGCCATGCCAGACCCCTTGTCGATCAGGAAATAGCCATCTCCTGATGGAACCGCATAATACTTTCCAGCCGTGGCCCTGTCCACGTCCGCTTTCATTTGCTCAAGCGCCATACGATCAGCAAACTCTCTGTTCATGCGGGCTTCTTGAGCCGCGATCTGCTGCGCTTGTTGTGCCTGCTGTGCCGCGATCTGCATGTTCATGCGTTCATTCTGCGCTTGGTTCTGCACGTCAAAACGCTGCTGCCATTGGCTATTATCAGCATCCACCTGCGCTTTCTGCATCATCAATTGCGCGGCAAGATTACGGGCGTATGGATTGTCTCCAAGACCCTGCAATGCAGTCGCTGCACCGGAATATCCACCGGCGGAATCAGCCGGTGCGACTTCTCCGGTATCGGGGTTTACCCATGGCTTGGCGCTCATGCCGCTGACATATGCTTCCATCGCGGCTTGCTGGTTCTGATCGTCTTTTCTCGCATTGCTTCCTTCGAGATACTGCCGCAAGACATGCGCCAGACCACCGGTAAGCGTGCCATTGTTATAGTCTGGCTGATTGGCGAGAAGCGCGGACAATCTGTTGCCGCTGCTCAGGTCTGATCCGGGGAGTTTTTGAGCCATTATCCGTGCGCCTTCGGAAAGCGAGGCCGACTGTCAGGGCCGAAGAACTGTGAACGCATCTCAGGGTTACGCCAGCCACCTTGCATAAAAAAACTCAATATGGCCTTGTTTGCCTGTTTCCGGTTCTCAAGATTGGATTGCTGCCTTGACATTGGAAGGCTCTGGCCCCAACCGCCAAACTGCTGTTGGGTGGAGTTTCCCAAACCGCCGCCAGCCATCGAACCTGAGCCGTAACCCCATGGATTGTTCATGTAATCACCTCTCCATAGTTGACCATGAGAAACCCGCTTTCATGCATCGCCACGGCTGACGGAATGACCTTCGCCACTTCTTGAGCCATGACGCCACGATGGCGACCGCCACCCCACACATAATCGAAGTCATAGACGCCGAAGCCGCGTGGATCACGATACACCAATTCAACATTTTTCTTAAGGCGAAAGTCTGAGAAAGAGAAGGCAAACGGATTTGCTGCATAGGCACTAGCGCCAGCGCCCAGCAACCCGAACAGCCCTTGTGTGTTGGCCGCGTTCTGCGCCTGCTGCGCGTTATAGTTATTCAACTGGCCGTTGTAGCTGGCATAAGTTGCGCCCATGACATCCGCCGGGTTGATCTGCGACTGTGGCGAGTTGACAAAATTCGGCGGCTGCACCTGAGTTCCGCTCATCATCGCGGCCAGTTCGTTCAAAGGCATCTGGCGCGATGTGATAAGGTTGTTCAGGTTCTGATTGTAAGCCGTGTTCGCCATGCCGAATTGCTGCGCCTGCTGGCCCAAGGCGGCGTTTTGCGCGGCAAGAGAAAAATCATTCTGGCTTCTGTAGAAATTATCCATCGCGGAATTATAGGCTTCCGAACCATAGCCGATGCCCTGATTCGCAAGTTGCGTCTCAAGGATGGAACGCTGCTGATCGGCCTGCGGCTGGTTGCGTTGGATAATGCTGTCATAGGCGCGTTGCCATGCGTCGTTATCCGCCGTCGGCACAGGGCCAATGCTCGAAATATCAAGCGGTGACGAAAGAGTTTGCGACACCTGATCGAGCTGGTTATTTGCCGTCTGCCCATATTTCTTAGACGCCTGATTTGTCAGGTCATAAATCGCCTGCTGTTCAGGAGATAGTGTCTGCGTCACGCTATACTGTGGTATGCCGTCCGCCGACGTGCCGCGCTGCGCATATTCCAGTGAGCCGCCAGGCGTGTACTGGTTGACCATGTTCAACTGCGATTGCGCGATAGCCGTTTCCTTATTGGCCGCAGCCTGCGCATTTGCAGTCGCAACGGGATCGGGCGCGGGGGGCGGCGAAGGCGAGGATTTTCCCATTTCATTCTCCAAAAATACGGATGTAATCTGGCTTCAACATCCGGCATATTACAGCATGACGCCTGCGACCGAAATGATGCGCAAGTGTCGCCTCTTTCTTGAATCCTATATGAAGATTGACGCGCAACGCAGCCTCATTATCGTGCGGCGTTGCGGTCCATACCTTGTAAGCGCCGATCTGGTTGAACGGATATGACAGAAGGGCTCTAAGATGCTTTTTGCGGCTCCACATTGGGTTATCCGCCGCCATGCTGATCTGTATCGTTCCAAACTCGGGTTGAAAGTCATGGTATACCACACCGGCGAGCATCTTGTTTCCAGAGTAAACCCCGATTGCCGCACATGGGCCAAATCCACGCGCGACATGCGGGATGCGATCTTGCACCCAGCCAGCCACCGCTTCATCACATCCGAATAGGAGGTCGCTCAAATCGGGCCGCCACGCGTGAATATGAAACTTGTCGAAATCCAACTGGGCCTTGCTGTGAGACTGTCAACGCGAACGCGCAAAGATGCAGATCGGCCATGGCCTCGCACGCCACGCCAGCCGCGATAAATCCGTCCCGCTGATGCCCACTTGTCGATGCCCCAATGAGACACACCCCACTTTGACACATCAACTGATTCGGATGGAACAGGTCTGCTCGAAGCTGGACGAATTGTAAAGTCAGTGTTCAGATCAATCGCCGGGTTTGGGTCGCCGCTGCTATCAAAGATCGGCTCTACCAGCTTGAATGCCTTGTTGACGCCGGATGACCCAAAATAGCTGAATGCTTGGAGCGCATCGCCCTTGATGTACGAACCATTATCGTCGCTGTCTGTGTCAAACTGATAGACCGTTCCGTCAGTGCCGCCAAAGAAAATGGCATCTCCTTTCATGCCCCAACACCGCGCGTTAAGCCCCGTAAACCGGCAAGGTGCACCAGTGATCGTGTTGAAAACATATTGATGATAAGCCGTGGATGACTGCGGAACATTGAAAATCATCATTGCAGCGCCGGGATAGATAATCGGCTGCCAGCCATAGAGAGAGCCATAGTTCCGTTGAGCGTCGTTCACCGCCTTGTTGATCTGCTCTGAAAGCGCGACCTTTTGCGTCTGTGATCTGTCCATGCTCAGAACCGAAGACCCGGCAACAAATCCATCCTGTGTAATCATCACAAGATCAGCGCCAGCCTTTATCATGCATCGTCGCCCAATCGGTCTGCCGAGGCGGAAAACGCCAACCAGCGACCACGTTGACGCAGAAGACGGGTCTGTCCCGCTATAGATGATTGCCTCGCCCTCTGAAGTGAGGAACACCGCAACATCATCCGTTCCAGCGCCGCCGTCCCTTGTCCATGTCCCCATGGCCATGATGTAGCCGCCAAGGCTTGACACAGCCGCGAGAGAGAACTGGGCAGCCGTCCCAGAAATGCTGTTAACAGGCAGATACCATGCTGTCAGGCTGTCTTTCTCGCCAAACCAGAGGCGGCGCTGATGCAGGTTGCACCATATGAGATTGCCCGGCGTCGGCCCCGTGATGGATGCTGTTGACCATGTTGTTCCATCGTACAGAATCGGCGTATTAGCCCCATTCACGGCGAATAGAAACTGTCCCCCTGCCGTGCCGATCTGCACCTGCTGAAACTGTGCGTTGGAAAGGCTTGTTACAACGGCAGCGCCAACCGCGCCAACCGCCGACACGTTGTAAATGTTTGCCCCATTGGCCGCAAAAAGAGAGTTCACCCCCGCAATAGAAGAATAGCTCAACAACGTATCTACATTTCCGGTCATTCCGGTCGCGTGCGCCTTGTGGCCACGGCGAAGCGTTACCTTGTCGGTTCCTGGAAACCAATTATCAAGAATAATCGCATTCTCCGGCGGCATATCCACAAGCGCGTTCTTGGCATCCCACCCACCATATGGAGGCGGAAGCGATGCGGATTGGCTCGCTGATCGCATCAGTAATACCCGGTCAGAATTGATTGAACCATCGGAGCGCCAGAAAAACGCCGCCCGCCACGTTGGAAAATATCACCCGCCAGCATGGTTTTTGACGCTGGTTGGTCATTCTCGATCAGTTTGTCAAAGTACTGCTCGAAATCAGCGCGGGCGCTGCCTGACGGCAAATCCTCACCATCGAGATACGCAAAAATAATGCCAGCTATGAGAAGGTTTTCATCCAGCGCGAAAGTATCAGCATCATTCGCGAACGACGATTGCCCGACAGACCCAGGTGACAGGCACCATTCATTGGATATGTATTCGAACGCGAGCGTCTCGCCGCCAGCCATGACAGGCATGACCTCAACGCCACCACTGCGATAGATAAAGCGGCGCTCCGGGTAATTAAAACCGAACGTCTTGAAGCTCTGCCACTCAACAGGCGTGACAGGCCCTGTGATGAGTTCGGACCCGGACCTGTTCCAGAATGTTTCAGGAACCATCCTGTCAAAGTCGCTCGGCAATAGGCCGGTCTGCGTTGCGCCTGAAATCGCTGTGAATGTCTGCTCCTTGCGAAGCGACTGCCAGTCATAGACCTTCATCAGGCGGTTTCCGATCTTGTTGGCATACCGCAAGAGCTTCTGCGCGTCAGGATCGGGGTTTGAAATGACCGTGACAGGGCGTAGAATGCCGACCTCATCAGCAACAGACTGGCATATATTGAGAAGTGTCATTCGCAACCCCGTTAAAAGAAAACGGGGGCCAAAGCCCCCGCCGTTTGTCAGGCGATGACGCCAAAATTCTTCAGACGCGCTTCGAGCTGAGACACGCGCGTCTGTAGATTGAGAATGACACTCAGCACCGTGTTACCCTCATCCGCCGTCACAAACCCGTATGGCGTTGTGGTTGTGAGGTTCTGGATAGCATAGTCCGGCGTGCCTGGGGCCGTGTGCGTGATCGACGTAAGCTGTGCCGTCAGGGCAGCGCCCTTGGCAACAGGTGTCGCGCCGTAAAGGCCGACAAGATCGGTTGACGATTGGCCGAGATTGGTGCCATCGGGGCCACCGTCAGAAAGCTGTTTTACAGCCATGATGATAAATCTCCAAATTTGGGGGAAAGGGAGAATGGGGCCGAAGCCCCACTCAATTAAGCCGCGCCGGAAATGCGCACAGCCTGACGCGGATCGACGGTTTTCACACCGTAAAGCACATCAAGACGCCACATGCTTTCATCCGAGATGCCGTCATAGACAGGGATCACGCGAACGCTGGTTCCCTTGTACGTCTGGCGACCGACATCAACCGCGCCGGGCGGGCTGACAAGCGGAACCGTCACGAGGGCAAAAGCCTTCTCGGTGAAGATCATGTTCTGACGATAGCCTGTCGAAGCCGTGCCAACGCCGGTAATGGCCTTGCCGTTGAGGTCCGTCACGCCAGATGTGACCGCGACATTCTTGAAGGCTCCTGTCCAGATCATGGCCGGCGAAAAAACCAGCGTATCGGCGGCATACGAAACAACGGTGAACTGTTTCAGAAAGCCGAGAGACGCTTTCGTCACAGGGTTCACCGCGTAAACATCAGCGATTGTGAACACGTCGCCAGCATTGAAGCTGACCGACGATGTCGTGATCGTCTGCTGGTTGGTGTCCTTCACGGCGTCATACGTAATTGTTGCCGTCGTGATGGATGAGCCGACCGTGCCAGACAAGTCAGACCCAGTCGTGTGTGTCGCGACGTTCTGCGACATGTAGGTATCGACATTGCCGACCATGCCAACGCTGCCGCTACGGTACGAAGGCTTGTTGATCGTATCGTTGTATAGCGAAGTCTGGGAGCCAACCAGTCCCCAATGATCCGGCGGCGAGAGAACGGCACAGCGGCCACTCTGATCGACGGCGTATTCATCAAGACGCTGCGGGCCTGCCGAAAAATCAGAAAACGAATTGATTGTCTGACCCGGCGTGCCAACCCAGTTCGGCACGTCCTTGTAAAGAGCGTGCAGGTCCATATCCATCTTGTTGGCAAGCTGGACCATCGCATTCTTGATGACACGCTCGGAGAGTTCCTTGATGTTCAGCGTCAATTCCTGAGACGTGAACTTGAAATCAACGCCGATACGCTTGTCAACGGTGATGCTCGTCTTGCCTTCAACAACGTTCTGTGCCGACGCAGTAGCGCCAGTACGAACGATGAAATCAGCGGGCTTGCGGATCGAGATTGTCTCGCCTTGCTCATACCCGTTGACCTTTTTTGAGAAATCGTCCTCATAGCCGCGAAAAACCTTTTTCGCCATCACGAGTTCGTTATCGAGAATAGCAACAGCCGCCTTGGCGATGATGCTGGCAGTCAGTGTCGTATTGGACATCTGATTATCCTTCCATGGGATTAGCGCGCCTCACGGCGGGCTTGATTTTGGGTTAGCCCGGAAGACCAAGATACTTCTTCATTTCGCTCACGCTCATTGAAGTCGCATCCTTCACAGACGCGCCGCCCTTGCCCTTCGACGGGGTGAACGGTTTTGCCTGCTCTGGTTTCGGGGCCGATGATTTGTTCTTGGCTGTCGCCTGCATACGGTCGTACATCATCGCCTTATAGGCCATCTTCGCTGTGTTCGGATTGAGCGGCCACGTCTTGGCCTCATCCGGGGTCATGCCGTAATTCTTGACCACATAATCAATGATCTCCGGCTCTCTGGCCGCAAAATCCTTGATCTCGCGCTCGACCAACTGCCTGCCGACGGTCATGCGGCGCTCAACTTCCTGTTGCTGCGTTTGCATGAGGCTGGTTTCAGTTTCATCGACCTTTCTGATGATGTTCGAAAGCTCCGCCTGCTTCTGCGCAATCACGTCTGAAACACGTCGGGCCTGATCCGGGTTGGATTGCCACAACTGATCGACATTGATTTTCGAAAGCTGCTCAAGCTCGTTCTTGATATGCTGGCCGCGTGAAAATGATGTCAGAAGCTCGCCGTTCATGGTCGAAAGTTTCTGGACTGCGACTTCTTGCGCTTCCAGAAGTTTCGCCCTTTCGGCGACGTCTTGTGACTTGCGGGTGTAGTCCGACCATGTTCCGCTTGTGAACTTGTCGATCTCCGCAGCGAGTTCGTCAGGGATAGACCCCTTGGGAACCTTCAGCTTGTTGCCGCCGAAGTTGAACTCGATTTCCTCTACCGGCTCCGGCTCACCTTCCTCATTTGAATCGGGGTTGTCGTTCTCGGCATCATGCTCCTCTGCATCCGTTTCGATCTCGGGCGCATTATCGTCCCGTATCTCCGCGACTGCCTCAGGTGCGGATTCAACTTCCCCAGCGGGGACGGTTGAATTTTCTTCAATCATCTTGAATCTCCTGTTCGGGGTGCATCACTGCAAGCCCTGTTGGACTGGCATCATTCCGCTCATCGGAGGTTGGCCAGCAGGATTTCCCGGAACCTGTCCGGGAATAGGTTGTGGCATCGGCTGTCCGCTCTCAGCCGCCTGAATTTGCGGAGGAAGCAAAACCTGCAATCGCTTTGCAAGTTTGTCTGAGCCGGGGAAATCCATATTCTCGGCAAGAATATCGCCGATCACCGTAGCAGAGCCCGGGACCTGGCGCATGATCTCGATCAGAGTATCGCGCGTCTGTTCCCGTGCCGTGGCGAAATTGGCCCCAGTCGAAACGGAAACATCATAGCGGCCAACCGAAAGATTGTATAGCTGCGGCCCAGTGCCTTCTTCATTCTGGACCGACGATCCGCCGTCCTGCTGCGTCAGGTGAATGACCTGCTCTCGGCTATCCTCGCCAAGAATGCGGATTGTCTGCTGCTCGGAATATACCGCCGGGATGATCTCTACCAGAATGCGCCCGCACGCCTCGACTGCGCGGTTCAGGTTGTCAACAAAATGAAAATTGGATGCGTTCGACTGCCTCTCACGGGCCAGAATGGCCTTTCCGCTCTTTTCATTCGATTCCGCGCCGATTGAACTGTCAAAAATACCCGTGATTGATTTCATGTCGTCAGCCGCCGTCATGGCCTCATTCAGTGCTCCCGCAGGAACACCCGCGAATCCCTGGCGCTGAGGCATCGGACCCTTGCTGGCGTCGTATTCCAGATATGGGAATGACCGCGTGTTGGCGCTGGCCCAATCCGCCTCCGACCCCTTCGGGATGCCGCCCTTCGGAATTATAAACGGCGCTTTGGGCGCAAGCGCGACAAGTTCAGTCGCAGCCGTGCGCCAGTAATTGAACATCAGTTGAGGGTCTTTGGCGTCCCGTATCAGCGAGCGGAAATGTCTGCGACCGTCAATGATAACCTCATCTCCCCACACAGGGCAGATGGGAATGGTCGATCCGGGCCATTCATCCTCCTCAAGAACCTCCACGCCGTTTATGATCCGGCGCATGACCTTGTGGTATTTTGCCTCGCGCTGGCGGGCAATGGTCAGCCCATTCACCTGCATGAACGCGGCTGTGATTTCATCATCATCAACCTGACCACCAAGGCTGACGCCTCCCGCCTCGAAAAACCGCCTGGCGATGTCCGGCAAGGCATCCTTCCGCACATCCCGCCCGTCACTCAGGCGATATAGCGTCCGCTTGTTTTCCTCCCGCGTGAAATACTCGGCAACGCGAATGCGGTCATCCTCTGACCAATTAGACTGCATGTCAGCCTGACTGCCCTCGAACGAAACCGGCGATGCATCTGGATAGCGTTTCTTGAACGTCTCCTGCGTTAGAAAATCAGAGACGAATGCATAGTCCCAGTCAGATGAATCAAACTCCGTACTCGACACGTCCCAATGCACCATCAGCGGGTTTGGCACGCGGTCTATGTATGCCTCCATGTCGAAGCTGTCAGGGCTTACAAAATCAATGCCGACGCGGAAAAACCCAAACCCGCCGGATACCGCGTGCTCGATAGCCGTGTCATAAGCAATGTCAGCCTTGCGCCGCCCGTTCTGGATACGCCTG